CTTTATCTACTTTGTTAAAGAAATCTTTTTTTTCTTGGGGGACATTGAAGCAATACCTTTGCCAGTTTTTTCAAGTTCTTTTTTAAAGAATTGTGAATAGGCGTTATCTTTTAAATGCTTAGATACTTCATTAATAGATGACTCTAAACTGCCTTCTTTTGATTTAAAATATGACATTATTTTCCCTTTACTTTTTTTGCTAAATCTTTATCAGCACCACCCCAAGTACCACTTGATTTGGTTACAAATGAATTAACACGAGCTAAAGCCCATTGTACTTGCGTTGCGCCTGGTCTATGACCGCCTCGCCAAGCTGCCATACCTCTATCATAAACTTTTTTCAATACACCATAAGGCATACCAGATTTTTCTGCCTTCTTTTTGACAGCAGCAATACTTTCATATACAGCAGCCGCTGGGTGGTCTTTTTGTTCTTTTCTTGGTTTCATACCTTGTTTTTTTAACCTTTCTATATCAGCTTCGCTAGGAGCATTTTCTTTTTTAACTGCTTCAGGTACACAATTTGGTACCTGTTTATTGCCTTTCTTTTTCATACCAACTTGTTTGTATCCTGTCCAACAAGCTTCAAACATTTCTTCATCTAGTTCTTCGCCAAACTCAATGTTCTTTACCGTAAACTTCATATTTCTCACTGCTAGTTTACTTCTTGAACCACTTGAAATAAAAGGTATATTTTCTTTACCTAGTTTTTGTAAATCAGAGTCTTTAAACTTATTTAAAATATTCATAAGTTGTCTTGCTCTGGCAGCCGAAATCTTTTTACCTCTAAAAGGTTCATATTCTTTTTTAAGAGTTGCAATCATTTGAGGTGTGATACCTTCTTCAATTGTTTCCTCTGCAACAACATTAGCACCATAAAAATTCATTAAATCTTTTGCAAAGTTATTTAAATCTTTACCTTTACCATCAACTTTAATAACACCACCGTTTACTGAAACACCTAAATTTTGTTTCATTAAATCTGCGATTGCTTTCTTTCGTTTATCCATATCTCTTATGGTAACTTTCATTTTTTTAAATTCTTTTATTTCTTCTTTCTTTAAAATCTTATCTGCAATTTCGTGACCTTTTTTAATTGTTTTCTTTTGTAAAGGTGGTTCATCATTCATTACTTTTTTAGCCTGCGCCATACCTATTGCGTAAGCGTCATCTTTTTTCATTTCATTTTTTAATGCCTTATCAATCATTTTTGCTTGAGCGGCGTGTTTATCACTAGCGCCTTTCAACATATCTTTAACTTTTTTAATTACTTTTTCATCATCTTTATTTAATTCTTCTTTAAAATTTTTATATTTCTTTTCCATTATTAACCTGCCTACGTAATTTAATCTACTTTCATCTGTAATTTTATCTACTTTTTTATTGTCATACAAATCAACTAAACTAAAGTTTGATTCAAGTTTGCTTGCTACATCTTTTAAATCTTCAAGTGATGAGTTTATTCGTTCTTTACTATAAAATTTTTCATCATTATCTGACTCTTCGCTAAAATCATACATCAATTCTGATAATCTTTCCATAAGGTCTTTTATTGTTTTTCTTCGTTTTGTATTTTCAATCTTATCTATAAATTTATTAAAAGCTGCACCATTTTCATCTTCTTTATAAAGTTCAGAAAAAGTGTTCATACTCTCTATAACATCCGGTCTTAATGCTTTAGAACCTGAACCAGCACTTGAACCAGGACTTCCTTCAGTATCATCATTATCTATCATATTTCTTAACTCAAAATAAAATCTTTTTATATCATATCCAAAATCATTAAAAACTTTTGTGCCTTTTTCTAATTCTTTTTCATAATAGTTGTCGCTTATTCTTTTCTGTATTCTATCGGATGTATCCTCAAAATCTTCCAAATATTTTTTAACCATTAGTGGTTCATTTGTTAACTCTGCGATTTTATCTTGCATTTTCATTTGTATTTCATTTTTAGGAGTATCATCTTCAATCTCAGCCATAATACTTTCTAAATCTTCTGCGACTTCACTCTCATCATTTTTTCTTGCAAATTCAATAGCGTCTTCAATAGAGCTTGGGTCATTGTAATCAAAAGAATTTTTTATCATATCACCTATTTTTTTTGTAGGTTTTCTAGTATCAGGAGCGTTACCTTTTTTCTTTTGTAATTTTTTTAAATCTTTTATTGAATCTAAAGCAGCTTCTAATGCGCTATTAACTTTACCAGATTTTGTATAACCATCGTGGTCGCTATTTTCGTCCCAACAAAACTCAAATTCTCCTGCAATCTCTTCAAGTTTATCTGCTATCTCTTCGTCATTAGTTTCATCTGCTACGTTTCTTAATGTATTAGAAATTTCCTCTGTACTTTGAATTGTACCTAAAACTGAATCTCTAAAACCTCTTGATGAGCTTTGCATACCTGAACCAGGACTACCTTCAATTTCATTTGCGTTTGCCATATCAACCAATGTTTTTGTTAATGGCATTAAATCATCAACTAGTTGGTCTAAATTATCTGGACTATATTCTTGGTCATTAAATAATTCCATTTGTTTATCAGCAATCTTCATTTTTTCTAAATCTTTTGCTGGTTTACCACTTAATTCTGCTTTTAAATCTAAAAATTCTGCTTCTGCATTTTCAATCTCAGCGTCAGCAACATAACTAGCTATATCTTCAAGTCGTGAAGTTAAATCATCAAGTCCCATTTCTCTTGCTTTATCTATGGCAGCGTCAAAAGATAACTCATCATAAAAATCTAAATTAATTTCATCACCATCAGCGTCTTTTAATTTGCCGTTATCTAGGTCTTTTAAAAAGTTTTTTGATTTAATTTTAACGTCATCAGCTTCTTTTGGTTTACTTTTTTTACCTGCTTCAGGTTTTTTAGGAGCAGGTTTGTCAGACTTTGGTTCGTCACCTTTACCTACTTTAACTAAATTATCGCCTTGAGTTTTATGAGTTACCTTACCATCTTTACCATAACGACCAAACTTCATATAGTCTAGTCCCATTCCTTTTGCTTTATCACTTGCAGCTGACTCTGCAACCTCTTCCATATCTAATTCATCTTCTTTAAGTTTAGGTTTATCTTTACCTAGTTTAGCAATCTCAGCTGAACGTTGTTTTTGTTCTTCCTCTTTTTTTTCTTTTTCCATTTTTGCTTTTAAATGTTTATAAGCAATACCGACTTGTAATAATGGTTCACCTGTTTCAGGATTAACCATTTTATCTGAAGCTGCTCTACTTTTTTGCGCTTGTTTTGTAGCATCCATTTGCGCTTTTTGTTTTATAGCAACCGTTTGTTCTCTACTTTTTTCTAATTCTTTTTTAAGTTTATCTACTTCTTTTGATTGGTCTTCTTGTTCTTTTACTTCAACAGGCACATCATTGTCAGGTGCTACATCATCTTTTTTCTTTTTCTTTTCTTCATCAAATTGTTCAGAGTTAGGTGTATTATTCTTTATATCATCAATAAACTCTTCTAAATCTTTATCTTCATCTTCTTTTATTTTATCTTTACCAGGTTTTACATCTTGCATATCTTGAGCAGAGTCAGTTTCTTGTTCACCAAGAATTGCCTTTACCGTTTTAACAGGTAGTTTCATAAGTTTAGCAATCTCAGCTGCTGACTTACCTGCTTTTTGCATTGCGTCTATCTCTGACATTCTGCCTTCAGCGATATCTGATAATATGTTTATACCTGCGTCTTTGATGGCACCTTGAGTCACCGGATCCATATTCTTAATCATTTTAATTACAGCAGGAGTTAAATCTTTTTTAGTTTTGAATTGCCATATTTTTTTGATATTTTGAATCTGTCTTGGATTCATTTTAGGTTCTAGGTAACCAGCTTCGCTGATTTTTTGTACCTCTGCCATTGCCTCTGACATTGTTTTTCTATATCTACTCATTAGTTATCTACCTTTGCTCCTGCTCTCCATTGATAACAAGACCAATATCTTGCCTTTGTTTTAGGACCTGGATTATCACAATTGTGCCTTGCTCTAAAAGACTTTCTTCTTGCCGGGTCGTCTCTCTTTATACTTAAACCTGTTGTATCTCCAAACGATACTTTAATGACATTACCTTTTTCATTCTTAACATAGACGTAAAACTTTTTACTACCACCTCTAATTGGGTCGTTTAACTTGACTTTTTTACCTTGATATTCGGCCTCTTCTAAAGGCTCGTGTTCGTGTTCAAAGATAACCTCTTCACAGGCCTTGTCAATATTATCATATTGTTTAAATGTTCTAACTTTTTTATCCATTAAATTTTCTCTATCATTTTAGCAACCGCCTCTTTTAGCTTCGCTTCCCATTGCTCTTTGTATCGTTCCCTATATTTATTCATTGTGGACTCTGTAGCCGCCCACTCTTTTATATCTTTTTCACTAGGTTTTTCTCGCTCTCTATCCAAGAAACCTTTAACTCTTTTAACTTTAGGGTTATCACCACTACCTGGTTGTGATGGTTTGTAAGTAGGGTTTTCAAAACCTGGATAATCTGGTTCACCTGGCGTTATGGTTGACGTGTGTTTATAGTAGTCGTTACCAATGTCTGTACTTTCAACTTTGGTTTTGAGTTCGTTATATAACTCGCCAAACATCTTCTTAAATTTCTTCGTGTGCTTACTAGGTTTTGTTTTTGCTGTCTTATCTCCAGGTGCTGGTTCGTTGTCATTTTTGGTTGTGTCTTTGCCTTTAAAATGGCCAGCTCGTTTATCTTTAACATCTTTTTTTAGTCCACTATAATACTTTTTAGGTTGTGTGCCTTTTTTATCTTTCACATCTTTATCTTGAGCAAGTCTATCAGTATGTGCTTTAGAAGCCTCTGATACTGCCTCAAATCCATAATCAACGTCTAGGTTATATTCCCTCACGTCTACCTCTCTATCTGCCGATATAGGTACACAATCCCATATCCAAGCTTTGTGTAAATTATTGTTGTTATCTTCTAGTACAATGTAATTAGTACCTTTTCTTTTTACGATACCTTGTACATCTTCTTTGACAAAATCAACTTTGTCACCAATGTTAAATATCATTTCTCTGATATATAAATCTCTTATTTGTTGGTGTTCAAAATCTTTAAATGGTACGACTTCTTTAGTCTCGCCTGTGTATTGAGCGGCTAAATTCATACCTTGTCTTACTTGTTTCATAATAGCATTTGCGTCAACACCTCTTGGTAGTCCTCTTCTAAAACTAGCAATGTCATTACTTGAAGCAGCTGCTCTCATTTTACTTGCTGACATACCTGATACATTATCGGCATCGGGGTCTCTTTCGCCAGCAGATACAATATTAATATTATCAAAGTCATAATATCCGTGTCTTGATTTTACATCATTATACTTTTTAATTATTGTATCAAATTCTCTTACTCTATCACTACCAACAACCATAGTTATATCTGTATAACCTTTTTTGTAAAGTAGTGTACAAATATCTAATATCATATTTGTATTATTAATTTCTATATTTCTTGCGTGTCTAGGAAACATTCTTTTCATTATGTCTAGTTTTTGTCTAGGCGATAATGGATTTTTTTTAGGGTCCTGACTTCTACTTAAATAAATTCTATAATCATCTGCTCTAATACTTGCCACTTTATTAATTAACTTTTCGTGACCAGTTGTAGGTGGATTGAATCTACCAAAACTAAATGCAATTGATTTACCTTTTGCTTCGTGCATTTCTAAATCATCTATTTCTTTATCATCTACTTTACCATCATCTAAAATCTTTTTACACTTCTTATAAAAGTTTAGATAGTGGTATTTTTCTAGCATTTTATAGATAACATTTTTAGGTAGTCTATTCTTGATACCAAACTTTTGTATCTCATCTGGTGACATATCTTTATCAAACGCAGCTCTTCTATCTGCGTCAACACCATCACCTACTTTTACAATTTGTTGGATACTATCTTCTATCTCTTCTAACTTATCGTTTATTCTATCTTGTAAATTTAAAATATCATTAGGTTCTAACTCTTCTAGTTCTCTATAATCTATAATATCTCTTTTCAATTCACCTTTGATAACATCTAACTCTTGTACTTTTTTCTCAAAGTCTTTAATATATACGCTTACATCAAACGTAAAGTCCTCTGGTCTTTTAACAAATTTATTACTTTCAATATCAAATACTGCGTCTGCTTTTTTATTCTGGTCATCATAAGTTTTTTTGTCTGTAATAAAATAATAATTGATAGGGTGTTTAGAACCAGGTATTAATTTACCTTGAATATTATCTGGATTTTTAGCAGACAAATATTTTTTAGAAAGTCTTTCTCTTTCTGCGTCTTGCTTATCAGCAGGTACATCAAACAATACATTGATGTCCAAGTCTGCGTCATTTCTATATCTTTTTGTAAGTATTGAACCTATTAGTGAAGTTTTTAAAACAGGATATTCGGACTCAAATTCTTTTAATTGGTCAGCAATTTGTTTTTTTACACTATCTTTAATTTTAGGATTAGGCGTATCTGCGTCATTAAAAACTGGTTTCGCATAAGTCCTTCTCGGTATATCAATTATAGATTCTTTAAATGTTTTCATCTTCTTCTTAATTTTCTTTCTGTAGCCATCCATCTTTTTGCTGTGTATGACTTAATTTTATTTGACAATAATCTTCTTACTTCTTTACCAACTTTATTCATAACTATTGTCGTAAGTTCTCTATCGTCTTTACTATTATCTACAATAACCATATTTTGTATACCAAATAAATTTTGAAATCTACCAATATTAGATTGTACAGCTTCCCAAGATTTTCTTGTTATATATTCTGGTACACTTCTCTCTCTTTTAGAGTTTCTTTCTAATGCAACATCTAAACTAGTATTAACAAAAATCATATAACAATCATAACCTAATTGTCTTAATTCTGCCGTTTGACTTTTAATTTTATCATAATCTCTACCAGTACCATCAACAACCATACCTAATCTTCCTTTGATTGATAAGTCCATAATATTACCTGTTGTTGCTTTTGCTCTAGCTCTTACAATATCTCTTGCCTCTGATTCATCTTCAGGCATTTTTAGTGAAAGATTATTT